TTAAAATTAATGTCTGAAAAAGTAGCTAATAAAATAAGAAAATATAAAATTGGAAAATTTGATTACGATTCTGAAGAACTTATTGAAGTTTTTGAAACTAGAAAACAAATTGGAATTAAATATCCTGAATTTTATGTACAAGCTATTTTAGGATGTTGTCAAGGAACTAAAAATTCTTATAAAGGATTTAAATGGAAATATATATCTATAGAAACTGATGAAATAATAAACAAATAACATTGTGACATAGTCTAATCTAATGTGAAAACATTAGGACAACAATTATAAACCTCAGTTGTCAAAAAGCACTATATCCCAGTATTGCTATTGTTAATGGATTATATCCTAAGCATTTAGGTAAAGATTTTCCTAAAATCTATAATGAGGAGATTGTAATTCCAAGATTAGAAGCAAAAAAGACTGGAGATAAAGTATTAGCTGATGGATTTAAGTTGAGTGCTAATTCAGTATATGGTTTTAAAAAATTAAAATAATATTTGTATTTGTTATTAATTTTAGTTATAAGCCACTTCATCAGGTAACTGATGTTGAAAAATTGGATAAATTCGGTGAAACTCCAGAAATGGACAATACCGAGCCAAGTACTAATCTAAATGATTAGTAAAGGTGTAACGACTAGGTGTTGAAACTAATGTTGATGAGTAGATTAATCAACTACTACAAAACTGGATAAAGTGAGATTTAAAACACAAACCCCAGATTAGAATATAATATACCCACGAAAATCCAACATCCTATAGTCTTTAGGATGAAGATATAGTCTGGACTGCAACTATAATAATGTGAAATTGCAGAATCATAAGATAAAAAGCTTATGAGATAACAAATCGAAGTCTAATGATATGTATTCATGGTTATATGATCCACAATATACTATGGCAACAACTATTAATGGTCAGTTATTATTGACTATGTTAGCTGAAATGCTGATGGATATTGAAGATAGTAAACTTATTCAGATTAATACTGATGGTTTAACTATGAGAATACCAAAAAGTCAAATTAGTAATTACTATGATATCTGTATTGATTGGATGAATAAAACCAAACTTCAATTAGAATATGCTGAATATAGTAAAATGGTAATCTTTGATGTTAATAATTATCTGGCATTCTATACTAATGGTAAATATAAAGCTAAAGGTAGATGTGAGTTTGAAGATATTCCATTGTCCATAGGTTACCAGGCACAGATATCTGCAATTGATGGATTAGGATGGCTAAAGACATTAGATTACAAGAGTGCGGTAGGGCCTTACAACGGGCAGGACACAGTTGTGCAGCATATTTTAAACTGCCTTAATCAGTTAGATTTTGTCCAAGAGAATCTTGTAGCAAATAGTTTGCCAGTGTTACATACAATTTTTAACTGGCATGAGAATACAACGGCATATAGTGCAAATAGTGATTACTCATTATTGACAGTTATACAACATAGAGCATTCTATCACAAAGACACTAAAAGCAATTATAATTATCAAAGTTGCTACGATGTCTTAAAAAAAATATGTCAAACATTTGGAGCAAGATTATTATTTAGCGGTAATCAATATTGGTTTGTCCAAGTCAATGAATATGCAAGAACTCCTGCTAATAAAAGATACTTTAAATACAGTGCTTTAGGTGTTCAATCAGCTGGCACATTTACGGCAGATTTAACGCTTTCTAATATTCAGACGAATCTACCAGGCAGTGATTTAATGAGATTAAGCGGAGGCAAATGGACATACTATCCTTCCTTAAAAAATGTAGTAATTAGGTATAATCACTTTGCTAAACAAAACTTATTAGCAGGTGTAGAATATAATTACGCTACAAACAGCACACCAATTACTACAACTACTCCAACATTGGATGCTTCTAATACAGATGCTCGTTTATCTTACACCGGTATACTTGGATTCTATGCTCAGGCTTTAAATCCTGTAAACTTTGAGCCTTTTCAATTTGTATTTGCAGTTAAAGTAGCATCTATAATTAATAGCTTTCCTTTACAAGGTTTTGAAAGTGCTAATTGGACATTAGGTAGTGGATGGTTAATTGATAACAAAATACTTGAAGGTACTTTAATAGCTTCGGAGGCATACTATACGACATTTACAGTTACATCTGGTAGAAAGTATTATGTTAAGATTAAAGTTGAAATTGATAATGCTGGTAGTTTAAGATTAAGGTTAGGAGGAGTAACAAAAACTATTACAGAAAGTGGAGATTACGATTATGTAATTTTATCTACAAATGCAGATACTTTAAAATTAGATAGTGTATCATCACCAGGCTTTACTGGTAAAATAAAGTCATTACAAGTAAAGCAAGAAAACAAGTATTTAAAAAGAGGTGTGACTTACACAAATGGATTTAATTTTCAATTAGAGCCTGCAACGTGGGAAAATACTTTTTACGAATATGAATTTAACACAGAAACAATAACGGCAGATGCTGCTTTTGTTGCTTATAAGACTATCACATTTGATACATTAGATATTCCAGAAAGTGCAGAGTATGTTTGGGAGATGCGATTAAAGGAAATGCGCAATGAGGCAGGATCAAGTATTATATCAAACTTTACTATATCTTATTTATTAAGCAGTAATTATCTTGAATTTCTTCCTACCGGTGCAGTCTCCGGGCAAAGTGACATCCTTGAATACGGCTCGGACAATGACGATAAATCTTCCACAGTTTTTAGCCTTGATACCTACCTTGGGGATGGACCAAGTAAAACAACAGATGGAGGATTAAAAGTATTAGAATCTGGCACATACGAAAATAGCAGCAGTTGGGATGTAAGCAGCGGATCAGGATTTAACAACGTCACACAGTTATTAGTAAATGAAGTAATCCGAGGACAACTCACTCCAAAGCTCCGCATGGTAGATATGCCATTCCAAAATCTATCAGTTGACAATCCTTACCTCCCTCACAAGGTCATAGAATATTCATCTGGATATTACGTTTTTGAAAGAGGTAGCCTGGATTTAAAAACAGAGATTTGGCAAGGTGATTACTTTAAAATAGAATTAGATGCCTAACTATACAGAAAGAACAGTATTATCTAAACCTCGTGACTTTGCCGACGTGGCAAACAATGCCGGAAGTGGTGGAGTGGTAAATAATAATGTCACCGAAACAATAAACAATGTGACAGTTAATGGCTCTGCCGTTTCTATTTTTAATCAAGAATTTCTTGCTACATCATCCAACGTATTGACATGGACACAGAACAATGGCACATTACCAGTTACTAATCTAACTGCCTCTGTTCATGTGTACCAGAATGGGCAGAAATTAATAGAAAGTCAATATGTAATTACGGCACCTGCTACTATTACAATAGATGCTAACACACATTACGATGGCAGTAATTATATTGTCTTTGCAATAAACATAATATAATGGAAGAAATAAAAGCACCGAAGAAAGAAAGAAAGTTTTTAAAAGCCGTTGGAAATATTGCCAAAGTTTTAGCCAATGAATTAGTCATGGGAATAGGCAGGAAGTTTATAGGAAAAGCTATTAACAAAGTAGGCAACAAACGGCAAGGCCTTGTCATTGCTTTTGCATTAATTGCAGGTATATCTTATGCTTCCATTGATTCTATTCCCTATCCAATTACCGGTAATAAGCAGCGTTTAGGATTTCAGACTACGGGCAACGGCTTGGTGTGGAGAGGCACTGCCGCAGACACTGTGACAAAGCCAACAAGTTATGCAGATAAAAATGTAAAGGCTTATCTTATCCTTGACTCTGTTAGCGGCTCTTTATATGTTTTTAAGCAAGGTGCCTGGGCAGCTATAAGTGGTGCAGGAGGATTTGAACAGCCTATTGATTCATTGTTTTTTAATACAGGCGTTTCAACAAACAACGTCGACACGGCAAAAATGAGATGGGATAGTGAAAGAGGTACAGTGGTATTAGGAATGTATGACCAGGTACCTAATGAACTTGGATTTAAAAACTTTTGGCTTGTAAAGAATCAAACAGGCTCAATCATTACAAAGGGAAGTATTGTATATGCCAACGGCACAGTAGGTGCAAGTGGAAGGATAACGATTGATAAATTTATAGCTGATGGCTCAATCGACGCAAAGTATTTATTAGGAATAACGGCACATGATTTAAGCAACGGCGAAGATGGGTATGTTATTTCCTTTGGTAAAATAAGACAAGTGAACACCGATACCTTTGCGGCTGGTGCGATCCTTTACCCTTCGCCAACGGTGGCAGGTGTTTGGACAGATGTAGAGCCAGTTGCTCCAAACATTGATATGCCAATTGGCTTTTGTATTAATTCATCGTCAAACAATGGAACAATAGCTATAAGAGTAGCATCCGGATATGATTTGTCAGAGCTTCATGATGTTGCTATTACCTCACCAGTTGACAAGGCTTCCTTGTATTATTCTGGTGGATTATGGAGGGACACAACGGCAGCTTTATTAGTTAGTGATACTGCCTCTATGCTATCTAACTACGCAACAAAAGCCTACGCAGATACAACAGGCAGATTTTATGCAAGGCAAGAATTTAGAAGTGTATCATCCAGCACTCTGACATGGACACAAAGCGATACTTTAGTCGTAAATGATACTACATCTTTACAAGTTTATAGAAATGGTCAAATACTTTTGCCTAATCAATACACAGTACCAACATCAACAAGTGTAGTAATTGCATCAACATCTTATAAAGCAGGTGAAAATTATACAGTCATTCTGCCTCGTGGAGGTGGAGGTGGTGGCAGTGGATCGGGCAGCCTTACATCTATTTCCGGTGGCACTGGCATTGTTGTATCTCCTAATCCAATTACTACCACAGGCACAGTATCCGCAGACCTCACTGTATTAATGGAATTGACAGATACTACTTTGCTTAACCTTACTACAAGGTTTGCAACAAAGCAGAATAACATAACACTTACCACTACCGGAACAAGCGGAGCTGCAACTTTAACAGGTGCTACCTTAAATATACCACAATATAGTGGAGGAGGCACAGGCACAGTTACCAGTGTAGGCAGTGGCTATGGATTACTTGGTGGGCCTATAACAACTACTGGCACATTAACAGTAGATACTTCCACAGTGTATGACTTTGTCAGAGATAGCATTGTAGCAGTTGAAATAGGAGGAGATACAATAAAAATACTTAAACAAGAATATACACCTGCCACAACAGACACATTAACCTGGACAGTGACAAGTAAATTTCCTATTCAACTCCGACAGTTTATTCTCCTTTTCCGCAATGGACAGTTGTTACTAAATGACCAATTCAGCATCATTGACACAAACAAGGTCAAGGTAGCAGCATCATCTTTTAAACTTGGAGAAAATTATACATTAGTTACCGTTAGTGGCATCGGCTCTGTATCATCCGGACAAAGTAATCCTATTTATCCAGAGGCAGGCATAGCGTTAAGTACGGGTACAACTTGGACTACATCTATAACTAATAATAGCACAAATTGGAATACAGCCTATACAGATAGATTAAAATGGGATGGTGGCAGCACAGGACTTGTAGCAGCGACAGGGCGAACAAGTTTAGGTGGTACAACCATCGGGCAATCAATGTTCACCTTAACAAATCCCTCTGCCATTACCTTCCCTCGCTTCAATGCTGATAACACAGTAGATGCAAGGAGTGCGGCTAATTTTAGGAGTGACATAGGAGCAGGCACTGTAACAACTGTTACGGCATCGGGCACGGCTGGGAATCCAATATCAATAACAAACAACACGACTACACCTGTTATAGAATTATTAAGTGCTACAACGGGAAGGAATGGATATTTGACTTCTACTGATTGGACAACATTTAATAATAAATTTGCCTTTTCAGATACAAGTAGTTTAAATCTTACATCAAGATTTTCTGCTAAACAGAATAATATTACCTTAACTACCACAGGCACAAGTGGTGCATCTACTTTTGATGGCACTACTTTAAATATTCCACAATACACAAGTGGAGGCGGTGGCAGTGGCACGGTGACAAGTGTAGGATTAACAGCACCTTCTTTATTTACTGTCAGCGGATCTCCTGTTACAACAAGTGGCACTTTAGCACTTACATATAGCGGAAATGCTCTACCATTGGCAAATGGTGGTACTGGCGCAACTTCAGCATCAGATGCAAGGATAACTTTAGGAGGTACAACGAGTGGCATATCTTTATTTACCTTAACAAATAGTGTTACTGATAAATTTATAAAAGTAAATTCTAACAATACTATTACTCTTTTAAATGCAGCTGACACAAGGACAACCATCGGAGCAGGCACGGGCAGTGTATCAAGTGTTGCGATGAGTGTACCTACTTTCTTATCTGTATCGGGAAGTCCTGTAACATCAAGCGGCACATTAGCGGTAAGTCTTAGCGGTGTTCCCTTGCCAGTTTTAAACGGTGGCACAGGAGGAGCAAATGAAACGGATGCAAGAAATAATTTAGGAGCGGCTTGTAAAAGTTGTACAGAAACATTGACAGGAAATAAAACATTTAGCGGTACAGTAACATTGAGTAGTGTAAGTGGCACGGCAACAAGTGTTATTGGAAGGAGTAGCACAGGGCAGGTAGTAGGAGTTAATGTAGGTAATGGATTAAATTTAACAAGTGGAACATTGACTGCAACAGCATTTGGCAATGATTCTATTAATGTATATCTTGCTATAAATGGGCCAGGTATTACATTATCGTCAAGTTTTGGTGTTTATTCACACTGGTATGTAAATATTAATCAAGCTTCTACCGTTACTATTACATTACCATCTGCAAGTGGTAATCCAAACAAAACACTTGTAATTAAAAATACTGGTGCTGGTGCTGTTAATTCAGCAGCAACAAACGTAGAGCCATTAAATAGCACCTCCCTTACATCAGCTATTTTAGTATCTGGTGGAGGTAAATATGCTACACTTGTTAGCAATGGGACTAACTGGATTAAAATGGCTGGTAATTAATCATTAAAAACATAAACATGAAACAACTCCTTTTCCTACTCCTTTTCCCTTGCCTTGCCTTGGCACAGTACACGGGCAATGCAGGGCAAAAAATAACATTAGGTGAACAGACAAGTGCCGACGGGCTGGTGTATCGGGGCAATGCAGCGGACACTGTGGCGGCTACTTTGAAAATTACAAAAACAAACAAATCAGATACAAGCGCATTTCTTTTGCTTGATACGATTAACAATGTATTTTTAAAATATAACATTGGTACTACATTTTGGACACGGCTTAATATTTTACCAACGGACACGGCTTCTATGCTTGGTAATTATTGGCGAAGTGGCAAATTTTCTGGCGTGTTGCCTGTGGCAAATGGGGGAACGGGGCAAAGTACATTGGCGGCAAACAAGGTTATGGTTGGCAATGGGACAAGTGGAGTTTTAACGCCAACAAATCTGCATTGGAATAATACATATAGTAGATTAGGTATAGGTACGGCAAGTCCATTGTCAAGTCTTAATATACAAGATGGTAGTTTATATATTGGTTCTTCAACAAATACTTCACAAACACAAAATATTTTATTTAGTTATGGTTATAATTTTGCTGGAACACCTCTTGGAGTTTCTAAAATAACAAGTACTTATAACAATAACAATGCCTCTGCATCACTTGAATTTTACACAAGTCCACCAAATGGAAATCCTATTGAAAGAATATTTATTGCAACAACTGGTGAAATAGGTTTAGGTATGAGTACACCAACTGCTGTTGTTCAAATAAAAGCTGGTACTACAAGCAGTAATACAGCACCATTAAAATTTTCAAGCGGTACAAATCTTACAACAGCTGAGGCTGGAGCCATGGAATTTAACGGAACAAACCTTTTCTTTTCACCATCCACAACAAGGCACACGGTAAACCACGGCTTAACAGGTTCGGCAACCCTTGATTTTCCTTCAACTACAACTTTGTTATCAGCTGATTTAACAATCACAGTCACAGGCGCGGCAGATGGTGACGTTGTTTCTCTTGGTGTTCCAAATGCTGCTGTAAATGCTAATACAAGTTATTCAGCATGGGTATCAGCTGCCAACACGGTAACGGTAAGATTTAATAATTATTCAAGTGGCACTGTTAACCCTGCATCAGCATTATTTAAAGTATTCGTAACAAAATAAATTAATCATAATGAAAAGAATTATTTATTTCATAGCCTTGTTTTATTCCACATTTACAATGGCTCAAAATCAAGTTTTTGATACGGCTTATGTTTTGCCGTTAAACGGAAAATTTTACTTAGTAAACAGGATTGAGTATGATGATGAATCTTACTATGAAAAAATGAGAATGATTGGTGACACGGCTCAATTTTACTTATCAGCTTTGCAAAAGTTTGAAAGCACGGCAAATAGCTTTGCTAACTTTGTTAATGGCTCATACTTTTATGGAAAGGAAACAACTGGAGCTATAAGAGAAAATGCAGCCATTGAGGCAATCACGGGCAAAAGTCCTATAGATACATTGGGCGTGCGTACCTTTAAATTTCTTTCAGATGATAAATTTAAATGGGTAATAAACAACGTTCCCATTACATTTACCATCACGGCAAATAAGGTGCTTAGATACACCGTGGAAGCAACCGCAGCAAGAACAATGTATGGATTTGGCAAAAGTGTTATACGACTTACAAGTTATCCAACGACAGGTAGTTTTCTTGATTTATATTGGGATGAGGGCAGAAAATTATACGTTTCACAAGATGGTAAAATAAACCTTCGAAGAATATTAGCAACACGATGAAGTCAATAATTTTAAACCTACTTAAACAAGGATACGATTTCTTTGCCGTGGCATTGACAACTGGCTTCATCTTTTCCTTTTTCTTTCCTATTAAACATTTTTTGCTATTTACAATCGGAGTTGTCATAGCGGACACAATTACGGGAATCAAGGCAGCAAGGAAAGAGGGCAAGGCGATAACGAGCAAAGGACTTTACCGAACAACGGAAAAAATAGTGGTATATTTTACATCTATCCTTATTTTTCACGGTGCGCAGTTGACCTTTGCAATCCCAGTACCAATCGTTTACCTTGTAAGCTCAGTCATCGCTGGTACAGAGTTGTTCAGCGTGGCGGAGAATGTCAAGCGGATAACAGGAGTAAATCTTGGAACGGTAATAGTTAGATTTTTTAAACGCTAAAAACAAATATTATGCAGACTAATTTAAAAGAAGCATTGAAAAATGCAGATGGAATAAAGTCACCAATGGGTGACGTGGCTTGTTATTCTATGAATTTTGCGGAACTTGCTGGTGAAATCAATGTTCATCTTGAGGGCAACAAAGTTAAATTTACTTGGCGCGAATATGTCCAACTTGCTCAAATAATTTGGGACAAGGTGAAAGAAACCAGCCGTGAATGTGCTGGGAAAACGATAGAAGTAAAAGTACCTGCTAAATTTGGTTTGATATCCGCAGCTTTTTCGCTTATCGGATTTAAGTTATAGGCGCAGCAGGAATCGCTACCTTAGTGCCGAGGGGAGTAGATTGATTTCTATTCCCCTTTAAAATAAAAAAACTATGTTACAAAAAATATTTCCAAATACTTATCAATTTATGGACTATCAAGTCTACAAAAAAGATAGGTATTTTTTACTGATTTCTGATGTTCACCTTGACAGTGTGCATTGCGACAGAGTAAAGCTAAAGCAACACCTTGACCTTGCAATGGAAAGGAATGCTCCGGTCTTTATCTTTGGTGATTTACTTGACTTAATGCAAGGCAAATATGATCCTCGCAGCAACAAGGGAGATTTAAATCCAAAATACAACTCTGCCAGATACATTGACGAAGTAATTAAAGATGTTGTAGAATTTCTAATGCCTTACAAATCTATCTTAGCTTTCTATTCACCTGGCAACCATGAGACAAGCGTAGAAAAGCGCATAGAATATGGCATAGTTGATAAGATATGCGAAAAGTTAGAAATGACACAAGGCAATTATTCTGGTTATATTTATTGTCGAATGTATGCTTACCTTGATGAAGGTTCTAAAGTGCCTTTAATTATGGCATACCACCACGGTTTTGGAGGAGGGGGACCCGTAACCAGAGATGTCATTTCAACAAATAGAAGAGCAGTTTATTTGCCAGATGCTAACATTGTCATTAGTGGACATACGCATGATAGATGGATTGTTCCTATTACAAGGAATCGCATTTCGCGATACGGTGAAAGCATTGATCAGCAATGGCACATAAAGACAGGCACCTACCAAAATGCAGCTATTGATTTTAATGGTTATGCTATTGAAAAAGGTTTGTCTCCCAAAGCAGGTGCTGGCATTTGGATGAGATACACGATTGACGCAGATAAAAAATTATTGTATAACTTTCAATTTGCAGAATGAAACCAAATGATTTTGTAGTATGTGTGGATGCTGGTCATGGTGGTCTTAATAAAGGAATAGGGCCGGACAAATATGTCACTTATCCTTCCAAGTGTTTTCAGCACAATCACGGTAAATTCCATTCCTATGGTTGGTTTTTTGAGGGTGTGTTTAATCGCTCTCTTGCCAATTTCCTTGAACACTTTCTCCTTGACTATGGCTTCCAGGTAAAAAAGGTTTATGAGCCTATAAACGATACATCACTTAACAAACGCTGTCAGCTTGTAAATAGCTATGCCACACTTGGCAAGGCTGCTGTGCTTGTTTCCATTCACGGCAATGCCGCAGCTTCAACATCTGCGAGAGGATGGGAGGTATTTACATCGCCAGGTGATACAAAGTCGGATCTTCTTGCAACAATGATAGGAGAAGAAGTAAAAGATGCTACTCCTGGCTGGGTGCATCGGCATGATTACAGTGATGGTGACCTTGACAGAGAGGCAAGATTTCAGATGTTAACTGCGACAACAGTGCCAGCGGTGTTAACAGAGAATGGATTCTTTACCAATTACAATGATGCAGTTTTAATGATAGACAGAGAATGGCAGGAGGCAGTGGCGAAAGCTCACGCTAAAGGTATTCTTGAATATGCCATAAAGCAAGGTGTGGAGTGGTAACAAAAAAGCCGCAGGAAAAACACCTGCGGCTACAATACACACTAAGTAAACACCACTCAACTTTTATAGAGTTTCTTGAACATCGTAGCTGCTTTAGCTTTCACATCGTCTTTTTCGCTCGTATTATTTACTATCATAAATAAAATAGCTTGTAATCTTTCCGGATTCATATACTGATAAAACTTCCTACCTGCTCCATCGTTGCCGGAGTAAAATTGCAGCAAAGCACTATTTGTGTTTACAACATTATTTTTATTAATAGGTTTTGGATATTTATCTACTAACAACAATCCATGTTTTATTTCCTTGTCGTTTAATAATTTAGTTATCTGCATGACTTCCTATTTTTAAAAGTGTTAGTTTAGTTTCTTCCTGCCTTATCCTGGTGGCTAAGTAATCAACGTAAAAATAATTAATCTTTCGTCTCATCGTCTCCTCTATGTATGCCAGTGTCAACCGGTGCAGCTTCTTTTCTATAACCTTTATTTGCATCATTTTCGTAATAAGTTTTAGAAATTAACGCTATTTGAAAAGCGTCTATTTCGTCTTGTGAAAGTTTTTTATTTCCATGTACCTCCATCTTCA